CCTGAAGCAAAAGAGCAAGTTCAAAAGCTCATCAACAACATTACGTCAGCCTCAAGTGAGTTGGATTCAAAGCTGCTAGACATCAAGACGCTTAAGGCATCTTCCAGCCAAGAGGCATTACTTGCCGCTGCAAAACAAGAAGCCAAGCAAATTGCCGGCCCATTGCGTGAAAGAGCAAAAACAAACTACGCTATCAGGCAAAAGGAAATAGCGGACAACGCTGCTAGTGCCTTCCTTGGCGGCAGGCCAAGCGAGACAATTGAAGGCATCCTTCAGAATAAAGACAAGATGGCAGAGTTGCTTGCGGGAGCCAAGGGAAACCCGCTTGTTATCGAGGGAATCAAAAACGCAGTTAAAGATTACCTGAACCCAAAAATCAGAAATCAAGGCAAGGTGGTTTCTTCTGAAAATGTTCCCGGCAAAATTAAGTACGCCGACCTTGAGGCTTCTTTGTTTAAGATGAACAAGATCTTGGTGGACAAGTCTGACAGTCGAGCTGTCATAGAAATGCTTTTTTCTCCAGCAGAAATTACGGCGCTTGATACAGCCAGAAGGCAAATTGAAGTTACCGCTCGCAGACAACGTGGTGCCGGCGGCGTTTCTCCTACAAGCTTAAACCAAGCGCAAGAAGCCGCCTACGACATTGGGCTGGCAAACAATACGCTGGGCGTCATACAACGACTGGCGCGAGGCATTACACCGTCAGATCTGCGTCTGTCTGGAGCGCCTGGACTTGTTTCTGGAATTGCGGATTCAATTGACCGTTTGTGGCGAGGCGATGTGAAGAAGAGGGCGCTTGAGCTTTTAGACCAAGCATTGCTTGATCCACAGATTGCTGCGGAGGCGCTTCGCCCAATTAACCCCAACAATATCTCTCGCGTTAAAAGCTTCCTGAATGTTTACACATCAGCAACAGCGCCGGGTGTATTCAGGCGAGCCTTGATGCCATTTGCTTTAGGCAACACTAACTCAGAACAGCTTGGCGAAGGTGACGTTATTCGAGACTTGAACTACGGATATACGGCTATTTCTAAAGATGGGAAAACCTACCGGCTATATGGCCCGGATAGAAACAAGCCAATCGCAGTTGGAAACCTCAACCACGTTCAATCTGTTGCATCTACAAAAGTAGCTAAAGACATTGCCAAACAACACTATGCCACTCGTTAAATCAACATCTGAGAAAGCTTTCACGGAAAACCTCAAGCGCGAGATCGGCGCAGGTAAGCCACAGAAGCAGGCCGTCGCAATCGCGTACAGCGTCCAGCGTGAGGCTGCAAAGAAAGCTGCTGCTGCTAAGCGCAAATAGCTCTCATGGCAAACATCACACGGAAGTGGAAACGCTTCCTTGCAGTATCATGCAGCCACGGCTTCATGGCCGATCAGGCTGTACTCAAGGAAGTCCTCCGCTTTCGTGACCGATGGAAGCCAGACACGGTGTTGCATCTTGGCGATGCCATCGATATGACGTGCCTGCGCAGTGGCGCTATCACTGCCGATAGCCACGACGCTACCGTTGACCCTGAGGCTGACCTAAACGACGGTCTAGCGTTCATCTCCGCGCTGCGCCCCCAGCACTACCTGCTTGGCAATCACGAGGCCCGGCTGGTCACGCTAATGAGTCACCCCAAGGCGATCATCTCTGCGCTGGCGACTCGCGTCTATCACCAGATCCACGACCGAGCCAAGTCGCTCAAGTGCAAGGTGTACGACTACAAGCTCAAGACTGGCTTCGTTGGCCTTGGCGACGCTCTATTCCAGCACGGCTATCTGCACAGTGAGAACGCCTTGCGTGATTCCGCCGAGCGCATGTGTCACGGCAGGTACACCAAGCTTGTCATGGGGCATATCCACCGTGTACAAATCGCTGAAGGACGGCGCATTAAAGGGGTAACTGGCTACTCTGTTGGGTGGCTCGGAGATCCCGAAATGGCTGGCTACGCGGAGAATAGGATTGCAACCACCGCCTGGAGTAGAGGCTGGGCGTGGGGCGAATATACTGAAAACGAGACAATTGTATGGCTAACAAAAGAACTAAAGGACGGGACGTTCAAGCTGCCCCTGTAGAAGGAGACTGGCTTACACAACTTGCGGAGAATCTGGAGCTGCAGCCGGCGCCTCCAGGGTGGTATACGTTGAGCCAAATCGCTCAACATCTGAAAATTGGGAGGACTGCCACAAAAAGAATCCTTCTTGAAAAGAAGGCTGTGCGGCAGAAGTTCTACCATAAAACTCAAGACGGCAGAATTGTTCCCACCGTACACTACAAAATATGACGCCCGAGGAAAAGGAACGCCAAGTCATTATCCAACGCGCAAAGGACATTCTCTCCGAACACTTTGAGTGCGGCGAGATCCTTGTGCAAGCGCAGGACGAGATTGATAGCGACAACACGAACCGCTACGAGAGCGGCTGGGGTAATCGATTTGCCAGGGACATGCACATTCACTTGATGAACAAGGAGCGTGTGCTAGAGCATTCTTGGTCAGAAGAGTGTGGGGATGAGGATGATGACGAGGACGATGAGGACGACGACGAAATAAAAGCAAAAAAGTAGTTGCGCTCACAATAGCAACGTGTAGCTTGCCGGCATTCGGTGGATGGTCCATCGATGAAACCTTACAAAAATGAAAGTAGCAACAATTGCAGATCTAGCGAACCTTGCCGATGGCAGCGTCATTGGCGAGATGCGAGTCACAATCAAGACGGTGTACCCGCCCCGCACTGGGCAGGGCAAATTCGGTGAATGGCGCGTACAGAATTGCGTCATTCAGGACGCAACAGGGGAGGCGAAGGCCAGCTTCTGGATTCCCGATGAGATGAACGATCTCAAGGGTCAGATGGTGACCCTGAAGTCTCAGCCCGGCAAGAAGGGGCTCGACGGCCTCTCGGTCAAGACCAGTACTCACTCCGGTGAGAATGAGTTGAAGGTCACCGACAAAGCTGCCATCATCGATGACGCCGGCGCAGCGGTGGCCGCAGCTGGCCCGCGTAAGCCAGTGCAGGCTTCGTCGCCAGTGTCGCTTACCGTAGCTGACGCCAAGCGTGCGCTCTTCCAAGCGGCACAACTCATGGCTGAGGCCATCAAGGCCGCTGAGTGGGTTGGCTCACAGGCGCAGGTCACACCGGAGCAGTTACAGGCCATTGCGACCAGCTTGTTCATCTCCGCAGATCGTGCGGGCTTTGCCAAGGCATTCCCCTCAGCGCAGACTAAGCCGGTCAAGAAAGACGAACCCGTTGAACTTGAGGAGGACGATCTCAAATGGTAAAAGCCAAAGATATTGCTGCGATGGCGAACGTCACGCTTCAGACGGTCCTGAAGTGGGCACGCGAGAACAAGATTCCGCATCACCGTATCAGCGCACGCTGCCTGCGGTTCAGCATCGAAGAGGTCAACCACTGGCTGCAACAAAAGCGCGATGCCAATAAACTCAAGAGCCAAGGGGTGTAGAGGAGAACGCCTCTGGCGCGACGAGTTGCGTGCGGCGGGCTTTACGGCTCGTCGTGGGCAACAGTTCGCTGGAGGCGGCGACAGTCCAGATGTGATCTGCGAGGAACTGCGCGGACTACACCAAGAGGTAAAGTTCGTTGAGAACCTTAATCTGATCAAAGCCACCGAGCAGGCTGAACGTGACGGCGCTGGCAAGCCGTGGATCGTAGCCCACAAGAAGAACCGTACACCCTGGCTAGTGACGATGAACGCTGAGTTGTTCTTCAAGCTACTCAGGGATGGGATGGATACTTTAGCGACACCTGCCCCGCTGGTTTCCGGCGAGCAAGGACTGGGAGATCCCGGTCGATGAGTGGTGAGTGTGACTGTACCGCACGAATACTAGTACAGATCGAACGCCGGTTGCCCGCTAGGCGTGACTGCTAGGAGAGACTAGATGGCCTTTAGTGGCCACAGGAACGACGCTGACAACCTTAAGTCGTGACACTGGGAGAGACTAGACACTTTGGCGAAGTCGGTAGAATTCCGAGTAGTGAACGAGGTATTAACAACCCTCTGAAAGATTGAATTCGTCGCCATCTGCACCCATGCAGGGGCGCGACTGCACAACGCGCACATTTTATGAACATCAGCATCAATATAACATATACATCCGGCACCAAGGTCGAACTGGTCGTCCCTCTTGAGGAGCCGGCACAGATCGTCAGCCAGCCAGAGTCACCTGTGACACCTGTGCAACCCGCGCAGGACTTGGCTGATGCCATGTGCATCGTCACGAACAAAGAGCTTGAGTCGTCCGGCAAGCGGTACACGTCCGTCAAGGAAATGGTGGACGAGCTTTGCAAAGATCCCGAGTCAGGTAGGACGATGAGCTTGTACGACATCACCTACGTCACCCAAGACGGCAAAGAGTGGAAGGTGCCGCCGGGCTTGATGAAGGACTTGATCATCATCTACGGCGAGAAGACCGTCGAGCAGGAGCTGTGGAAGGCCCACGCCTGGCTCGAAGCTGACCCTAAGCGGCGCAAGACTCCCCGCGGCATGGGGCGCTACCTCAACGGTTGGCTCAGTCGTGCATCGTCAATGGTGCGTACACCGATCAAGACTTTGCTTAAACGTGAAAGCTTACTCACCACAAATGGAACACAAGAAAGCTGGTAGGCGCAGGCCGGTGGAGCTGCCACCTGACACGGTTGTGCCGACTGCCACCGAGGCTGAACGTGGGATAGCGTCGATTGCGCTGAACCATCCAGAGGTGTTCCTGCACCACATCTCGGAGAAGTCCTTCAAGGTGGCAGACATCTTTGAGCCGCTCAGCCACCGGGTCTGCGAGATCATCTTGCAGCAGCAGTCTCGCAACGCTTCGTCAGAAATAAGGGTAGTTTTTGAGAAGGTGCGCGAGACGTTGCCGACAACCCAGTTCCACGAACTTAGCGAACTCTACACGCTCATGCCCATTGCCGGCGCGATTGGCGAGCTTATCGAGATCGTCAAGTCTACCGCCAAGCGACGCACCTTGCAGCATGTTGCACACGAGGTTCTGATGGCAATTGGCGACTCAGCCGTGCAGACGCCCGAGCTACTGAGCGATGTTGTGATGAAGGTAGAGGGCTTATCGAGAGAACTTGCTCCACCAAAGGTGATGGACACGAAGGCGCTGCTTATCAACGCGCTCAACCGCTACGAGACGGGTGATGACGAGTCGATGCGGATAAAGACAGGTTACTCTGCTATCGACAATATATGTCCGATACGCTACGGAGACTTCGTCGTCATCGGTGGTGAAACAAAGAGCGGCAAGACGATGCTGGCGCTCAACATAATTGCAAACTTAATAAATGAAACTAATTAACCTTACTCCTCACGACATAGCCATCACTGGCTACGGGATCGTGGAACCCAGTGGACAGTCCGTAAAAGTGCATAGTCACCTGTCCAAAGTGGCAGACGCTGATGGTGTCCCCATCATGTGCTGCAAGGAATCGAAAGTCTCCAACCTGCCTGACCCGATGGACGGCATCCTGTACATCGTCCCGGCTTACGTCAGAACGGCATTGCCAGACAGGACAGATTTGGCTAGTCCAACAAAACTCATCCGCGACGGAGCCGGCAGAATCGTTGGCTGCGGGGCGCTTGAAATCAACCCATAACAAACATGAAAACAGAACTATTACAAAACCTCGAAATGACAACGTACCGTGCGATGCACGGCCTAAGCAAACACAGCCTCGACGCATTCGCAGTCTGTCCGTCGTACTACAAGTGGAAGGAGTCGCAAGAATGGAAGCCGTCCCGCGAGATGGAACTCGGCACACTCGTCCACAGCCTCGCTCTTGAGGGGCGCTGCGAGTACGCTATTGCTCCAGCCTGTGATCGTCGCACTAAGGAGGGCAAGCTCATCTGGGAGAACTTCTGCCAGGCTAACATCGGTAAGGTCATCCTCAACGAGGACGAAGGGGCGCGTGTAGAGGGTGCGTGTGCTGCCGTGGAGCCGCTACTTGAGATGGTGACAGCAGCGAAGGTGATCGAAGCGTCACTATTCTGGGCGCGCGACGGCGTGCAGTGTAAGGGTAGGCCGGACATGATCACGGAGATCAAAGGGCGGCCAGCCATAGTGGACTTAAAGACTACCAGCGACTGGTCTAAGTTCGACCACAAGTTCTTTGGGTTTGGCTATGATCGCCAAGCCGCCTGGTACACCTACGGTCTTGAACAGATCACTGGCCAAGAGGACATCGACTTCTACTTCCTCGTCGTTGATATGCAGGCACCGCACTTAAGCCAGTGGGTGAAGGCATCCACGGAACTTATCGACATCGCCAACCAGCAGCTTGATGTAACCTTGTCGCAGTACAAGCTGTGTCTCGATCAAGACGTGTGGCCCGGTCCACCAACGATGCGCGTGATGCTGCCAAGAAGATGGGAGGAAGCATGATCGTTCGACCTAAAGATTTTTTGTATGACTTTGATGATCAGCAAAAAACTCACAAAGAGCTTATAGAGTGGGGATGGACTGAAGAGCAAGTTAACGACTATTTATCGGAACGCTCATTCATTAAAGTCAGAGGATTTTTCAATGACATACACTCACTGTGCTTTGGCTGCGGTGAAAGCTTAAAGGCTCCGCTGGTAATGTGGAACGGCACTCACGAACATCTTGTAGAGAAAGAAAAGCAAATCTGGATGCATCGTAAATGTTGTGAAAACATGATCGCAGGATTAACCAACGATGTTGAGCAGTTGAAGCAAGAGGAGGCGCAACCATGAGCGACTGGGTACTCATCCGCCGTACTAACGTGCTGCAAGACGTGGAGCTGCCGCGTCCCAAGCGCACGCAGGACGTCATTTGCATCGGCCCGAAAGATGCACTAGGCTCGAAGATGGAGCAACTTATGCTGCTGCCGGAGAATCAATCGACGGATCTTATTGAGGTGAAGTATGTGCTGGAGGAGTACACCGGGCAGCACTCACACACTTCAGCAAGGCCTGGGAATGGAACGCGATGAACAAAGGAATCCTCGTCATCTCGCTTGAGATGCCAGCCAATCAGATCATTGACCGGCTCGTCGCCCGGCTGGGCAGCGTCAGCCTGCGCACACTCGCTGAGGGAGCCAAGAACGAGCGCGACATCCGGGGCGTCCACAGTGCCATCCAGAAGCTCAATAGCAGCCGTTTGGTGGTACGCGACGACCTGTACGACATCGCCAACATCTGCGCCACTGCACGGGCTATGGCGAAGTCGCCAGACGGACTAGGCGTACTGTTCGTGGACTACATCCAGTTGGTCAGGTGCGACCTTGGGAAGGACTCTAGCCGCGAGCGTGAGGTGGCCGAGGTCAGCCGTAGTTTGCGCCTTCTTGGCATCGAATTAGGTTGCTTAGTGATTTCGATTACGCAACTAAATGAGCAGGGTAAAGCTCGCGAAAGCCGCGCAATCGGACAAGATGCTACAGCCGTGATGGTTGTGAAGCTGTCCGATGACCCGGAGTTCCGCGAGATTGGCATCCCTATCCAACGTAACGGCCCGTGTGGCGTAAGCACAAACTTGCGTTTCCACGGGAAAACCGCGACATTTCACAATGAATAAAGTAAAACACTACCAGTCATATATGAAGCTCGAACCCGATAACTCCAACAAAGCCGTCCCCTACTTGTGGGGCTTTGCCACCCTAGCCATCTTCGATGGACTCGCCATCGCTTACTTTGCACAAGAGTTGTGGGAGGCCATAGTATTGCTCATCTTATTTTGGGCCAGCGCACTATTCGCAGCTTCAGCTATGGAGGAATGGAAAGGCCGGTGAAACGAGTCTGCAAAGACTGTGGGGCGCAGATGGTACGAGACTTCTTTGGAGACTGGTTCTGCGACGAATGTGAATCCAAGCGCATGAAGAATCCACCGAAACTACAACTACTTATTGCACTGCTGAGCATCTTGGCATTCGCAATCGGTTTCGCGCTCGACCGGGAATGAGTGCACAACTAATCGACAACCTCATGGAGAAGATCCATGTACTAACAACAGAAAACAACAGACTAAAATATGAGAATACGAAACAGGCAGAGACAATCGAACGGCTGGGTAGCACGCTTGCGCAAGGTGGACCCACGGGAATGGCGGAACAGGATTATGGAGTTGCCAGTGAAGCTCCAGGTATTTGTGGCGCAAATTGTTTGGTGGGACTTCTTCGCAGACAAGACGGTGCCGAACCGTTGGCCTGACCTCGATCTGTGGCTGTGCGCACATCCTTGCACGTTTCGCAGGGAAATGTGGCCTCCAACCGAAGAAATGGTTGATGCGCTTATCGGCATCGGCTACGAAGAAAGGACGGCCCTCCGCCGGATGAACGTAAATCAAAATACAAAATGGAAGAAATACAACTAAAGCAGTACATGGACGCACATAACAAGCAGGCTGAGACTATCACTCAGCTTCGCAATCAACTCAGGCAGTACAAACACTTCTGTCTGCAAGCCGCTGAAGTCATCGAAGCGCTCAAGCACCGAGTGCTGCGCACTAACGACAACGCAAGTGCATTCCCGAACGACCGCACAATCCTGCTCGATGCGGATCTTGTGTTGAGCGAGTGCTACAGGATGAATCTCAAATGACTGACGAACAAATTAACCAGCGGATTGCCGAGGCGTGCGGGTGGAGGTGGGATCAAGGTTACCGGTGGAAAGATTCAAGCGGGCTTTCTGCATTTGCTTGGGATATTCCAGACTATTGCACAGACCTCAACGAGATGCATGAGGCGGAAAAGACACTCAGTGAAACAAACATGTTTGTCATGGCGCATTACATTGAGCAGCTTGTAAATAAAAATGGGCTGTTTTACTTTCGCGCTACAGCCCGCCAACGCGCAGAGGCGTTTCTGCGGACGCTAGGCAAATGGCCGGCAACTGACAAGGAATCCTTGACGGTTGAAGCAACTACCGAGCAATCCTCGGCAGTTCATATCGGTGACACCACCGAAATGGTGAAGGAGGTGCAGAAGTGAGCCTGACTCCACGACAACTGTGGATACGCCGCGTCGAGACTCGTAGCGGGATTGCGCCCCTCGACTTCAAGATGGCCCGGTACATCGAGCTAATGAACATCAGCAACATGCAAGACCTGCGCTGGTCGTTTACGACACCGGGTAGCGTGCGCGGCATTGGTGCTGGAACGCTCGACAAGCTGAAGGCACTCGCCGGCATGACAGTGCCACCCAAGCGGGTGACGTGGAAGCAAGAAGTCAAGCGGCTGTATGCGCTGCTTGAGAAGCATGGTATAGAGTACGTTAAACAAAAATGAAAGTCAGCGCCTGTTCATTCTGTGGCAGTAAAGCCGCCCGCCCACAACAGGCGTTGGTTGGCATAGATTGGTCAGTTGTTTGCCAAGATTGCGATGCAATCGGGCCATCAGCGTTGTCCGCCAAGTTTGCTGTTATGGAGTGGAACAGGGTGCCACCTGCCGCTTGGGCTGTTAATAGGAGGGCATACCAAGAAGAGATCAAGCAACTCAAGGCTGAAATTCAAAAACTAAAAGCGAAATGTTCAACGACGAAATTGCAAAAGCAATAATTAAAACAACGGAAGTTATGACCGCAGAACACACCATTGCCGCTGAGATTCTCCTGCTTCAGGCTGAAGAGGAGATTTCAAAACTGAAAAATGAAATTCAAATTTTGAAAAAGGAACGGGAAATTGAGGCTGACATTCAGCTTAAGATCGCGCTCAAGGCTGACAAGTATTACATGCAACTCCAGGCAATCCGAGAGTCTGCTTTCGGGGATATCTCCGGTATTACGGCGGAGGATCTGTCGTTTATGAGCGAACGAGAATGAGTATAATGCTTTCGCTTAACGGTCAGCCACCGCCGACCACTAAATGGAATGTGCTTAATTTGGGTGCAGGCGTGCAATCCAGCACACTTGCACTTATGGCAGCAGTTAGAGAGATCACGCCGATGCCAGACTTTGCCATCTTTGCTGACACTCAGGCGGAGCCAAAGTCTGTATATACATGGCTTGATTGGCTTGAGAAACAGCTCCCGTTCCCGGTGCATCGAGTGACTCGGGGCAACATGACTGCTGATATGATGGCGTTTCGCACAGCACAAGATGGCAGGGTATGGACCAAAAGCACGATCCCTGCTTTCATGCAAGCCACCGATGGCAGCATTGGGCTCCTCGGGCGCTCTTGTACGGCAGACTACAAGATTGCGCCGATTCTTAAGAATTTGAGGCGGCTTTGCGGCATTAAAAGAGGTGAAAAGCAGGTCCAAATTACTCAATCTATTGGCATCAGTTACGATGAGATTCAGCGCATGAAACCAAGCCGCGACAAGTGGACGCAACATCGGTGGCCGTTGGTTGAGCTTGAGATGCGCCGTCACGATTGTATCGCTTGGTTAAAGCAGCGCGGGTTTCCCGAGCCCCCAAGGAGTGCATGTTCGTATTGCCCGTTCCACTCAAACAAAGAGTGGCGACGACTTAAAGAACACGAGCCAGAAGCTTTTGCTGAGGCCGTGCGAGTCGAGAAAGAATTACAGCGCACAAAAGCTGAAGCAGCAGATAGAAGCATTCCTTGGCTGCACAGGTCATGCGTCCCGCTTGAGGATGTTGACTTGTCCACTGAAGAAGACGCTGGACAGCTAGACATGTTTGTAAATGAATGTGAAGGACTTTGTGGAGTATGAGCGAGACACCCAAGCGCAAGAAGCGCAACGCAGTCTACCGTAGCCCAGAGTCCCGTGCGAGGCAGCTCGCCGGGCTTTCTGGCGTGAAGATAGAGAAGCATGTGCCTGGGGTGATTCAAGAGAAGGTCAACGGTCAAGGGGCGCTGGCCGGCATCCCGCCCGAGATACAGAAGAAGGTGCTCGACTTGTTTGTGACGGGGCAGCACTCCCGGGCTATAGCGATGCAGCTTGGCATCTCGGAGCGAAGCGTGGATGAGATCAAGGTGAGTGCGCTTGATATGGACTCGCAGTTCCGCAATGCGTTCTTCAACACGAACCTGAAGGCGAAGCTGCAGTCCGTGATCGACGGTGCTGCACAGCGGGTGATGGAGCTTATGCCGGAGATGTCCGCGAAGGACGCTGTGCTGGCGTTAGGCATCACGTTGGACAAGTATGCTAACCTGGAAAAGAACAAGACCCCGGATGCGCTGCACCAGCATGTTCACCTGCACACTAACCAGGACATCTCTGCCGCTTTCATGGCGGCCCTTAAGCCGCCGAAAGCATCGGAGGAAGTATGCGAGTAATGCCGGCAAATGCTACAGGTTGGTTCTGGCATTGTCTTGCTAGGGAAACGGGTCGAATCGGTCATTTGTTTAGTCCAGGGGCAGAACGTGGGCCTTGGCCTTGGTTTCCTTATGCACTCGACAATGGGGCTTTTGCTGCGTGGGACATGGCAAACAACGTGTGGAACGAGGCTAATTGGGACGTAAATGCATGGCGAAGGATGCTATTCTGGGCCAGCTCCCAGCAACAGAAGCCACTGTGGGCTATTGTGCCGGATTGGATTGGTGACGGAGCAAAGACAATTGAGCGGTGGCATCAGTTTAAAGGTGAAGTTCCATTTCCAAAGGCGCTGGCCGTACAGGACGGTATGACTGTGGAAGATGCACTGGCACTTGAGCCGGATGTGATTTGCGTTGGTGGCACGACAGAGTGGAAGTGGGCGACGGTTGAGATGTGGGTGCAAGCGTTTCCGCGAGTGCATGTGTTGCGCGTGAATAGTCCGACAAAGCTGGACTGGCTAGAGTCGATTGGCGTGGAAAGCTGTGACGGCACAGGCTGGAACCGGGGCGATAAGACCCAGACGCTTGGCCTAGAGCAGTGGGCCAGGCAGAAGCCCGTGCCAACCCAAGAGCTACTTACACCGTTTACATGCAAGCAGGCTAAGGATAAGCTGCAACTGACGTTTGCGTGATGCATCCACATGATCTACATACTGAGTATATGCTGGAACGATTGAAAACGAGTGACGCTCTTGCCAGATTGGGGTGGAAAATGGAAGACAGACTTCCAAATTGCAAGGTGGATTCAAAATTGCCCACCGAAATTCAAAATTCAAATTTGGTTTTGCCCAGCGGAATTGACCTGGCCAACGAAGTCCTGGACCTGCGCGATCTGACCGAGCGGTATTGGCGTATCATCCAAGCGCAACACGTTCGCATCGCGCTGCTAGAGAACGACTTGCAATGTGCGAAGATTGCGAAGCTCTAGAAGAGGAAGCGGAGTTCTATGCGCAGGAAGCTGCGAAGTGGCGCAGCATGTACGTGATGGCGCATAAGCGTGAGGTCACGCTGGCGCAGAGGCTCCGGGTGCTGATCCAGAGCTTGCGCCAGGTTGCGAGGGAAGTGCGAGGGATGGGTAGGAATTAAAACGTGCAGCACCCACAACAAGGCGCGTCCTCACAGCGCCCAGCCCGATTGCGGATGCCACGCCAGCCTGAGGATGTCACGACACCGTAGGACGTAGCGTTGCCACGTGACCAGGCGAGCGCCTCGTTGACGTCACTGGATGGCCCAGCTCCGGCGGTGCAGTCCGGGCAGAGGACGGTCCAGGCGCCACGGCGGGCACGGGAGAGAGTGCCGGCTTGAGCGGGCACGGTGGTGCAGCACTCGCTGCAATTTGCGGGGTATCGGTTTTTCATATGTATGTAGGGTTCAAGTTTAGTCCACAATTGCACTCCACATTTGATTGAATTCGGCATCTGACATGCCACAGGTGCACCCTATTATCGGGTGATATGGCATTGGATGCCCGGAACAATAGGCGCAGAGCGGCGCCGCTTGTACCCGGTCGATCAGCTTGGTCGGCACTGGCTTGTCGGTGTCGGTGTAGCGCAGGTGCGCTTTGTACTTGTGGCCACGTGCAGTCTGTAGCGAGCGTCCCCATCCGCAGTAGGTAGCGCGTACTGGGCGACCATCCAGGGTGCCGGTGAGACCGTCCCAGCCGTGCACGGCTTTGCGTACGGCGCTGTGAACGTAAGTGGCGCCGTAGCGGCGGGTTTCTTTGACGTAGGGTAGTAAGTTGAGTATGGTCATATGTGTGTTTTGGTTTTGGTTTTGCTTATCCGAATTTCAAATTCAAATTTCAAATTCAAATTCTAAACTCGGATTTCAAAATCAAAATTGGTTTTCTAAATTCAAATTTCAAAAAAGGTTTTTAGTCTGGGGAATCGAAAGCCGAAACCGGCCTGGGCAAGGCGCGATGCGGGTATGGACGCGAATATAGGGGTGAAAAAGCGTCAAAAGTGGGGGTGAATCACACCAAAGACACGCGAAAAGGTTGAATGGAAGCAGGTTACAGCATGCAAGAAAAGGCGCGAAGGGGCGCCCGAAGGCAAAGGAAAACCCCTAGGCGCGGAACCTAGGGGCGCTTCTAATGGCGTCTAATCTGTGGAGTAGGTCACATTAACGAGGATGCCTTCAGGTTGGAATCCCATAAATTCATGGCAGAAATATGGGCCGCGCCCCTTGTAGCTTGGCAACGTCTTTTTGAGTGCGTCCCAAGCTGCGTGGGCAACGTCTGAGGTCATGTATCTCACCCCAGAGACTGGAACAAGGTACGATGTCACATCGTAGGTTGATTGCGTGCGGTCGTCTTTAATGCGGGTACGGTTTTCCCAGTTGATCGTTCTCATATTTAGTGTAGGCGGTAGGTAACAGTTTGGACGTCTTTGTCCCAGCATCGGCGACAATCTCCGCATTTGTTGCCTTGTGTAGGCGCTGGGCAATCGCCGCTTGTGGACGAGACCTCGCTAGTGGTGAGCCCTAGGCCATGCGCCAGGCTGTTTGGGCCTGCTTTGTCTACCATGTAGGCTGACAAGCGTACCGTGAGGTTAGCTGGGAATGCGCCAAACAATTCAACGTACTCGCTGACGATCCCGTATTCTTTGGTAGGGAGCCAAAATTGGATATCAGGCAACGCAATAGCGATGCGAACGATAGATTTGAGCGTTTTCAGCGATTGAAGGTCGCCGCTGTCGAAAAAACGGAAAAAGCCGCTCTTTTCCGTAGCGCGAATCTTGGCAATCATGGCTGGCACCCATTCGGGCGAATCCATTAGCGCAAGGCGTTGCTGCAGGGCTCTTTGGACGTTAGGCATGCGGTAAAAACCGCTCAGCGCGTAGCAGCCATGGCAAACGGAGCCAACGACTTGAGCGAGTTTGGAGCCTGTTTTGCAGGCGAGTGCAGGGACTGACCAGCCTTGGCAAGGCATTTTAGAGGGTTGTGATAGAGTAAGTTGCATATGGTTTTTTGTAGTGTATTAGGTTGCTGAGTGTTACTTGCGGTTGCTTTTGCGATGGTCGCAATAGACTGACAGCCAGAGCGATGCGGTAATGATTGCGCATCCTCCCATAAGGAGGAAAAGGCACAAGCGGACGTATGCGGCGAACTCTAAAGCGTTCATTTCGTTTGGGTTCATAGGGTTGGGTTGGGTTGGGATTAGGCTGCGGGATTGGTTGCGAAAAGACGGCGGAAGAATGGCAAGGCGTTGTAAGCTGCGCATTTAGCTTCGTGGTTTGCTTTAGCTTTAGCTGCGCGTGCTGCGGATGCTTCAGCGTGTTCAAAGCGAGCGACTTCCGCTTGCAGGATCGGTAGAAGCGTCTTTTTCATGGGGTTGTTATCAGTCCACTCAAGTACTTGAGCGAGTTGAGCTTGAGCGTCTGCTTTGGTGCGGTTGCGATGTTGGTTTGTCATACGTGAGCAAAAGTACGGCACTGCGCATAAGTACGCAATAAAAAAGTGACGATGAGTGAAGAAAAGCGTGCGTCCTGGTGCGTGTGTGCTGTCCGGTGGATGCACAGGCGACGCGATCGTGGGACGTGCTGCGGAGTGCGTGCGGCGCGTGCGAGACGGAGTGCGGAGTGTGTGCGGTGCGGAGTGAGGGTGAAGCGAGAGCGGCGGAGATGGTTCGTGTACGAAGTAAATGCGTTACGGCCCCCACGGTACAAGCAACGACCGCGCGCCCACGCCCGACCCGCTGCGGCCCTCGTCAACGTCCCATCGGCACGCCAAAAGCGACCTCGCCGAGCACCAAACCGGCGCTTCCGGCACGTCACGTTTGAGCCGCCCTTGCAAGCTGTTGCGGCTGAGCAGGTTGCCCATAACGATGCACAATGTACGTCATATGGAATGGCGATTCTACTCTGAGAAACCGGCGACAGGGGGGGAGGGGGTTCGACCTGTTATTACGACGGCGACGACGACGCATTACCCCCCTCAGACTTTTTTTCGCTAACTGGCCCCCTTCGCAGTTGACGCCACCCGTCGCCATGCTACATTCCCCTACGTCCGCCAAGACACCTTGGCTTCCGTGTTTCCCTTCTGGGGCGCACGCTAGCCACACAAGGCCCGTTGCGCCTAGAGGAGCGTAGCGGGCTTTCTTCTTGCCCTACACCTGTAGCTTGCCCTACCGTGCGCATGGCAGCGTGTGTACACGTTGTGCCGCTGGGTGCAATAGACGTGTTTCTGTGGGGAGGCGCGTCGAGCGGGCGACCCGGTTAGCTGGCCCTTGTTGGGCGTAAGCTTGCGCTGCCTTTCCCTTTCTTGCATGCTACACCGTGGTGGTGTACCGTCGTTAGTACTATGACCAAGTACACACTAAGCGAAAAGACGGTTAAGCAGCACCTGGGCCCCGCGTATCGGCCTACGTCATACAAGCTCGGGGAGGACTACATCGAGCGTAAGTGCTTCAAGAGCTTTAAGCGCATCTATCGCAGTGACCTGTTGGATGGTACGTTGCCGGGTGAAGTGGCCGAGGCTGACACATACACGGAGAAACCGCTCACAGTGGACGTGCCGGCTGTTACGGAACCTCGCTACATACCGATACACAACGAGAGTACGCAACAGAAGATCGTGTACTTGTATCCCAACAAGCGGTGGGTAAGGACGGACGTGGAGGATATGGTCTTTGTGGGGATGAAAGGCGTCAACTTTCGGCAGGGTCAACAAATTTGGGTTAAGAACAAGACGCTATGCATAAGATGACGCTTAAGGACAAGTTGGCGGTATATGACAAGCTTGAGCAGCTTAAGGGTAAGCTTAAGTCGCTTATGTTCGCATTAAGCGCAGGTTATGTTCTCCATATCGCGCTTAAGTGGTGCTTAAGCCTGGTGAACGCGCAAGAGATGCAGCTTAACACGTTTGAGTTGGCGATACTGTGGATTATCTGTTCTTAAGCTGAGTGCTTACTCAGTGATTAAGTTCTTACTCACTAGTGATATTCCCCTTCTCTAGTGATCTTCTCTTACTCTTGCTTCGTGTTGCCGTTCGCACTAGGCTTCGCCCAGATGCTCACTCTCGCAGCTAACGCTGCTCACCGGAGGAGATAAACAATCCGGCAAGGAGAGTTGCGAGTGAGCATAGTACCCCCAAGACTCAGCATTACTGCCTATCTTGGGGGAGTACTATACAAAAAAGAGATCAACGATCCGTATAAGTGTCGTCGTTCGTTTCGCAATTACAGTCATGAGTGATGGCTACCCGTTCGGGAAACTCTTGCCCTTCTCGTAGGCGTGACTGTCAGCACTCTGCAACTTTGAGACCGAAGCAGATGTTTAATCCAGCCCAAGAGGGATGGCTGGAACCATTTAGTCGCTCGTGCGTCCGATGTTTCAGGTGGCGCAGAAGGTACACGGTCGTTATTTGACGACACAGGGAATATAGAGCATCGTAGGGAAAACGTCAACACTATGAATGAAGAAAATCAGGAAATTATTGAGAAAGTTCTAGCCTATAAGCTGGAGGAACATCCTACGCTCCCGGCACCCAACAAGCGGCAGCGCCTGGAGATGATTGAGAACATTGGCCCAGAGAAGGTACTTGATCTCTTCCTGATGCGGGAGAACAAGATTAAGGCGGAGCAGAACGATCCGATGCGCTATGGCCACGAGCTGCCGCACTGGCCCGATGCAGATAAGCTGCTAGACCGCTATAATGAGCTAGTCGTCCTTGGGGGGAACCGCTCCGGTAAGACTGAGTTCGCCGCCAAGCGTATGGCTGAAGCTTTCATCGGCACTGACCTCAACGGCCATACACCCGGCTGGATCAAGGAACGTCACGGGAAACGTAACATCCGCATCTGGTGCCTGCACACGACCCACATGACCAGTGTGTCCGCCCAACAGAACGTCTTCTACAAGTACCTGCCGCCTGAGATACGGAACATCAAACGTACTAATCATACACAGATTAGTTTTAGCCAGAAGAACGGCTTTAGTGACAATACCGCGGTGTACATGGGCAACCAGATCTGGTTCCTCAACTACGCCCAGGACATTAAGGTCGTTGAAGGTGGTGAGGTGGACTACGTCTGGTGTGACGAACTTGTCCCGCAGAACTGGCTGGAGACGCTGCGCTACCGTTTGGTGACTCGGTCCGGCAAGTTGATCGTCACCTTTACCCCGGTGCAAGGCTACACCCAGGTGGTGAAAGAGTACATCAATAGCGCCAAAGTGACGGCTACCCGCAAAAGTCCGTTATTACCCAATAACAATGTTCTAACGGTCCCCAAGGGTGAGATGCCCTATATGGCTGAGAACCTGTATGGCCGGCACGCTTGTATCTGGTATCATACGGAACTTAACCCGTACAACAACTGGGAGCGCATGAAGCAAGAGCTTTCGGGGCGCTCTAGCCACGACATCAAGATCCGCGCTTACGGCTGGGCAGA